GAGTTGAAACAGGCCGCGGCGGAGGTCAAGGCGGCCAAGGAGCGCAGAACCGCCCGCGCGGCGGAGCGGGAGCGCAAAGCCCGCCGGCGCAATAAGGTTCTGGCCTTTATCGCCCTGGCGCTGTTCGTTGCCGTCTGCGTGGTCATGGTGGCCAAGGCGTACAGCGAGGAACCGGCGGCGGAACCTGCCGCGCCGGAAGCGTCGGCGGCCCCGGCGGCAATCCTGCCCACGGAATTGCTGTTCACCGCGGCGGCGGAGGAGGAATACATGGAGGACCCGCAGGAAACGGAAAAGATCGAGGAGGCGCTACTGGCGCAGGGCTATTTCTCCCTGGCGGTTCCAATGCCTTACGAATGGCAGGACTACATGAGGACGTACTGCGAGGAATACGGCTGCCCCTACCCTCTGGCCCTGGCGGTGGCACAGACTGAAAGCAATTTCGACATGGACGCCGTGGGCGCCTCTGGTGAGGTGGGGATCATGCAGTTAAACCCAGGCCCCGGCGGTTCCTATCACGCAGAAATCCAGGCGGCCACGGGGCTGGATCCCACCACCGCCTCCGGGAATATCGCGGGCGGCTGCTACAAGCTGGGCCTGTATCTTGCCAAGTATGGCAGCGTCGAAAAGGCCGCCATGGCCTACAACATGGGCGAGGGCGGCGCGAGAAGCGCATGGGACAGCGGGATCACCTCCACCGACTACTCCAAGGCAGTCAAGGAGGCCATGGAAACATGGGAATGTACGGTGAACGCCTGGGGCGGGGTGTAACCCGCGAGGTCGCCCGCAAGTATGAAACGTCTGTGACGGAGCGGGCACGGCGGGAACGCTGGCAGGCCAGCGGCTGCGCCAGAGTGGTAAGCCGGAAATATGGCACCGTCGTGGTGCCGCACGGTTCCAATTTTGCCGCCCTGCTGAACGCGGCGGAGGTTTGGGGCTGTGACTGGACAGAAATACGGGACGCAGAGGTGTGGAGGGCCGACAAGGAGGAAAGGCCGGTGCCTATGCCGCACCTTATATAAAAGGAGGGTTTCAAATGCTGATTAACGAGGGCGGGCTGATCCGCGCCATCAAAAGAGCCTACAAAGCGGGCGGGTACACCGTCCTGAACACCGGCAACGACGTGGCCATTTACACGGATCACTGGTTTGCCATGGCCAACCGCGCCCTGCTGCCGCGCAAGGTGCTGGCCACCATCGTGGAACACATGGGCATGATCCCGGAGCGAGATATGCCAACGTCGATCATTAAGGACACGGAGCCGCAGCTGGTTTTGAGAGAAACGGCGGCGGACGATATGGACCACTGGCGCGGCGGTGACCGCGGCGAGGAGGTCACCATGGTGCCGGTGATTATGCAGGGGTTCCAGATTTACCAGCCGCCTGGCGGCGGTGCCTGCTGGGGCGTTCCCCTGTACCTGGTGGACATGATCGAGCGGGATCCGGCGGAGCATATCGGCGCGGACGTGATCGACAAGGATCGCCTGCTGTGGGAGGCCGACGGCGAGGCTGTGGTGATTAACGCAGTACGGAAAGCCTGTTCCGGCTGGGCAAAGGAATGGGAGCGGGCCGTGTGGAACGCCCTGGAGGGTGTGGACCTCCACAAAGAGGAGGCCGGGCGGTGAATAACTTTGAAAGGATCACGGCCTCCCCGGAGGCCCTGGGGGACTTCCTGGGCGCCCTCCCTATCCTGTCCGGCCCGTGGGACGACGATTTCCACCGGGTATTTTGTGACAGCTGCGACGCGGAGAACTGCGACGCTGAAAACTGCGCCCACCAAGCTGAACGGAATAGCCCTACCTGGTGGCTGAAACGGGCATACACCGGCAGCGGCCCGGTTAAGACCGACAGCACGAACCCATATAAGCGGCAGGCCGCAGACCTCCGCCTGGAGGCCATGCACCAGCGGGACCGTTTTGGCCGGAACCTCCTGGCCACGGAACTGGAGGAAGCGGCGGCCACCATTGAGGCCCTGGCGGCGAAATTGGAGGCGAAAGAATGAAAATACTGATCGGCGGAAGCCCCTGCACACATTGGAGTATCGCGCAGACGAAGAACCGCGAAACCGAAGCCAGCGGCATAGGCTGGGAACTGTTCTTGAATTACCGTATCGCACGGGATAAGTACCAGCCGGATTTTTTCCTGTACGAAAATAATAAAAGTATGTCGCCCGCTATCCGGGCGCAGATCACGGCGGAGTTAGGCGTGGAGCCTGTCCTGATTAACAGCGCCCTGGTGAGCGCACAAAACCGCCAGCGCCTGTATTGGGCGGGCAAACGGAACCAGGACGGCACATACAGCCAGGTGGCGGTGGAGCAGCCGGTGGACCGCGGGATCCTCCTGCGCGACATTCTGGAAAGTGGTGTCTGCTGGAAAGAAAAAGGGTATGCCCTGCTGTCCACAACTGGCGGAACCACGGCGGACGACATGGTTTCCAGACACCAGCGGAATGGTGCGGCGGAACCTGTTGCCATTAAGCCGCTGACCGAAAAAGAAATGGATTACATGGTGCGCGAAACCAAGGGCGGGCGGAACCATTTTGATTTCGATTATTTCCACGACGCAACGCAGGAAAAAAGTGCCTGCGTGACGGCGAACACCCACAAGGGCGTCCCATATAACGTTCTGGTGGAGCCGGTGAGGATCGGAACCATTGAGAACGACGCAAAGAACCAGACTTTTGACAGCCAGCAATACCGTGTTTACAGCCCGGACGCCAAAAGCGTAACCCTCTGCGGGAATGGCGGCGGCCTGGGCGCAAAAACCGGGCTTTATGCCGTCCCTGTGGCTGGGCGCGTCGTGGGGCGCAGGATCAACGAGCAGGGGCACCGCGACGATTACAACGAGGAGATCGAGCGGATCCAGCGTTTCGAGGTAAACGAGGATCCGAGCAAAACAAATTGCCTGTCAACCGTGGAAAAAGACAATATGATCGCCGTCCCCGTCCGCGTCGGCGCCATGCCGAACAAGGACGGCGAACTGGGCACCAGCCAAAGCCGCCGCATTTACAGCACGGACGGCAAGAGCGTTTCCCTGCAGGCAAGGCCGAACGGCGGCGGGGCCGACGGTGCGGCCACCGGCCTGTATGCCGTGCCCGTTATCCCGGACGGGAAAGGGCAGTTTGTAATTAAGGCGGCAGGCGGAAAAGAAATCCCAGTTTACGAGGTTCGCGGCGGGCGGATCACCATCAAAGGAAAGACATACCCCATTAAACTGGCAGACGGATTTTACATCATTCGCAAGTTGACCGTGACGGAATGTAAACGCCTCCAGACCGTGCCGGACACATACGCCTTTCCCGTCAGCGACACCCAAGCGTATAAAATGCTGGGCAACGGCTGGACCGTGGACGTGATTGCCCACATTATGAGCCATTTTACCGGACTGACGGAGGAGCCGGTGGAAGTGCTTTCCATGTACGACGGTATGAGCTGCGGCCATATTGCGCTGGACAAGCTGGGCGCGGAGATCACCGCCTACTATGCAACCGAGATTGACAAATACGCCGTACAGACCACACAGCACAATTACCCGGACACCATGCAACTGGGCGACGCTTTCCAGGTCCGTGCGGAGGACTGGCACCTGCCGGAACCGGAGGAAATGGAGGCGCCCGCAAATGGCTGAAAGGATCCTGCTGGGCGACGCGCTGGAGCAACTGCGGTATTTACCGCCCGAAAGCGTCCATACCTGCATCACCTCCCCGCCCTACTATAATTTGCGAGATTATGGTGCGGCGGGTCAAATCGGAAACGAGGCCAGCGTGGAGGAATACCTGCAATCGCTGGTTTCCGTTTTCCGTGAGGTCCGGCGGGTTCTGCGGGCAGACGGAACCCTGTGGGTGAACATGGGCGACAGTTACGCCACCAGATCAGGAAGCCAGCCGCCGACGAACACCCGTAATTCCTGCGGCCACACGGCAAAGCATACGCCGCGGGGCTACAAATACAAAGACCTGATCGGCGTTCCCTGGCAGCTGGCTTTTGCCCTCCGGGCAGACGGGTGGTATTTGCGCCAGGATATTATATGGAACAAATCCAACTGTATGCCGGAGAGCGTCCGGGATCGCTGCACCAAGAGCCACGAATATATTTTCCTGCTTTCCAAATCGGAACGCTATTATTTCGACGCGGCGGCAATCAGCGAACCCGTTACGTCAACCAAGGGAAACGCCAGGACGTTCCGCGGCGGCGGTGCCTACACCGGCGGGCGGGCACACGACAACAGCGCCCAGGTGGAGCGCGAGAGCCACGGGAACCGAGAAAACCAGACGGGCCGCCGGAACAAGCGGGACGTGTGGACCGTAAGCACAAACGGCTTTCGCGGCGCCCATTTTGCCGTGTTTCCTGAAAAGCTGATTGAACCCTGTATTTTAGCAGGCAGCCCATTGGGCGGCACGGTCCTGGATCCGTTCGCCGGGAGCGGCACCACCGGAGTGGTGGCCAAGCGCCTGCGGCGCGATTTCATAGGCTGCGAGATCAACCACGACTATGCACAAATGGCAGCTGACAGAATAGCAGCGGCCACGCCGTAAGGAGGGCACCGTGGAAGTAACTGTAAATATGACCGCAGAGGAGTTTCTGGAGTTTGTGGCCTGGGGGAAAGACCGGGACTATTACAAAAGCAGGCTGGACAAGGAACTGAACAAGCGGGAAATACTGGCAAATAAAACGTGCTGGGCCATCGACGCAGATCCGAAGAAGCCCGGCAAGGTCAAAATCATTGACCAGGAACACGCGGCGGAATTGCTGGAAATGGCCAAGGATTACCTGGCATAAAAAGAAAAGCCACCTGCGCCCGGTGCTGTCAACACGGCGCAGGTGGCAATATAGACGACGGAAAACCGTCCGATATACCTATATTATATCAGGTTCCCGGACGGAATACAAGCCGGAAAAAGCGACGGGGCCACGGCCCCGTATAGCGCCGGTAAGAGTGATTAGTAAAGTGACCAGCAGCAGAAAAGGAGGCACCCATGGCCTACGTTCATAGGGTGGTGAAAGCTGGTCCGTGTGTCGAACACAAGAAAATGCAATCTTTCCGGGTTCACACCAAAGGAGTGAAGCGCGGCCCCAATATCGGCCACACCACCGCAAAGCAGGAACGGATCAACGAGAAAGCGGCGGAGGAAAGACTGCGCTGGAAGATCAACGCCAATTTCGGCCACCGGGATCTCCATGCTGTCCTGCACTACTACGACAAGGGGAGAACCTTTGAACAGTGCATAGAGGATCGAAAGCTGTTTCTGAAACGCCTGCGCCGGATCTGCCAGCGGCGTGGGATCACGTTCAAGTACATTGTGGTGACAGAAACCAAGCGCATGACAAACCCACACCACCACGTCATAATCTCCAAAATGGATCCGGAGATCATTCTGGAAGCCTGGGAGGGCGTGGCGGAGGGCGGCGGGAATGTCAGCTTTCAGCCGATGGATCGCCGCGGGAACCACTACAAGCTGGCCAGTTACCTGATGAAAGAAAGCCGATCCACAATGGAGCGGTTCAAGGAACTGGGCATAAAGGGAAAGCGTTTCAGCGCCAGCCAGAACATGGCGGAGCCTGTGGTGACCTACACGGTGGTTTCCTCCTCCAGCTGGAGAAAAGACCCAAAAGCCAGAAAAGGTGCTGTGCTGTATAAGTTCGACGACGGATCCACCTGCAGGAGCGGGTGGCATGAGATCAGCGGTTACCCATACCAGGAGTATTTCGAGATTTTCAACGAATAGGAGGGTTTTCTGTGAAAATCTACATATCAGGCAAGATCACCGGGGACAGGCGTTATAAAGCCAAGTTCCGAGAGGTGGAAAAGAAGCTGGCGGCGGCGGGCCATATCGTACTGAACCCCGCCACGGCGCCGGAGGGGCTGCGCCCCGTGGATTATATGCGCCTGTGTTTCGCCATGATGGAGGCGGCGGACGTGGTTCTGTTCATGCAGGACTACCAGGACAGCCGCGGCGCCATGCTGGAATGGGCGTGGTGCCAGTACGTTGGGAAACAGACCTGTTTCGACCTGGCGGCGTTTGGAGGTGGTGACAATGCTTGAAATAACACCCATGACGCTGAAAGAGGCCAACGCATACGTTGAGCAAAACCACCGGCACCACGGGCTTGTGGTGGGGCACAAGTTTTCAATAGGCTGTTCCGACGGGGAGAAAATCGTGGGCGTGGCTATTGTAGGCAGACCTGTGGCGCGGCATTTAGACGACGGGTGGACGCTGGAGGTAAACCGCCTCTGCACAGACGGAACCCGCAACGCCTGTTCCATGCTTTACGCCGCCGCGTGGAGAGCCACCCGCGCAATGGGGTATAAACGCCTGGTGACCTACATTCTGGAGAGTGAAAACGGGGTCAGCCTCCGGGCAGCTGGCTGGAAGTGCGTGGGACAAGCTGGCGGCCTCCGGTGGACCGGAAAGCGCAGGCCAGAGGTTGACCTGTACCCGGCGCAAATGAAAATCAGGTTTGAACGGGAGGTATAAGCGCATGAGTATTATTTGCATAGCCAAAGGAACGGCCACCATAGGCCTGACAACGTGGGGCGCAGATGGGAAAATCATAAGCCAGACACCGGCGCGGTGGGAGCATGACCCGGACGGCGGGTGTGTTGCCCTCTGGACTATGAACCCGGAAACCGAGGAACAGGAAGCCCCGGCGCGTATCTATGGCGACTGGCAAGCGGCGGAATACCTGGGCGACGTTCTGGCGGAACTGAAACCGCGCCGCAAGGTGAACCTGCCGGATTTCCCGGCAATCGTCCGCGCGGCCATGGCCGACGGTATGGACATTTGCGTGTACTGCCAGAGTTTTGGCTGTAACGAGTGCATAGTGAACGAGTGGAAAAGCGAAAGGAGCGACGAAGAATGAACAAGACGAAAATTGACTGGGCCACAATGTCCTGGAACCCCGTAACCGGCTGCCGCCATGGCTGCCCGTACTGCTACGCCAGGCGGACGGCCACACGCTTCAACGCAGGGCTGGAGGATCCGGCCCCGCTGGCCGGCGGCCTCCATGTGCTGCCGGAGAAGATCAAGGCGACGCCATACCCGTATGGTTTCGAGCCTACCCTGCACCGCTACCGCCTGGGCCAGCCGCAGAACACAGAGGAACCGCAGACCGTGTTTGTTTGCAGCATGGCGGATCTGTTTGGGCGCTGGGTGCCCACCTCCTGGATCGTGGAGGTGCTGGACGCCTGCCGCAAGGCACCCCAGCACCGCTATTTGTTCCTGACAAAGAACCCGGCCCGGTATCTGGAGTTGGACCACCTGGCCCTCCTGCCCCACGAAAGCAATTTCTGGTATGGCAGCACCGTGGCGAACATGGACGCGGTGGGAATGTACGTCATGCAGGGTGTGAACATCAACAGCTTTTGGAGCATGGAGCCGCTGCTGGGGCCGGTGGACATGGCCGCGGCGGAGGGTTTACCGGAGTGGGTGATCCTGGGCGCCGAAACCGGCAACCGACCGGACAAGGTGACGCCCGCCCGCGAGTGGGTGGACAACATCGTGGCATTTTGCGAGGAGAACGAGATCCCTGTGTTCTTCAAGGAAAATCTGCGGAAGTATTTCCCGGATCTCCCTGCCTCTGCTTTCCCCTGGGAGGTGTGAGCCGTGGAAAACACCGAGAAAGTGGAGATCGGTTACACCGTGCCGAAAGAACGCTGGCAGGAAGCAGCCGAGAACCTGGAGGAACTGGGGAACGTGCTGGCCGCTGGATTTCTGAAACAGAACAAGGACGGGCGCGGGAAAGAGGACGCAGACGCGCTTATGGCGGACATTGTGCTGGCCTGCATGGCGCTCCATCATGTGGCGGAGTTCGCTACGGACAAATGCCGGATCATTCCGCTGCCCGGCAAGAACGGAGGTTAATATGCTGGCTGTGCTTATGAGCATGAAACCGGAGTGGTGGGAGAAGATCCTGGACGGCGAAAAAAAGTTGGAAATCCGAAAGACACACCCGCAAAATGAAAGGCTTGAATGGCCCGTGACCGTTCTGGTGTACGTCAGCGGCACCGGAGCGGTGCAAGGTCAATTCCTTTGCCCTGGGGAAGTATCATACCGAACCATGCAAGACCTGGAAGAAATGTCATGTGTTTCGCGTGAGGATCTGCTGAAATACGCAAAAGGCAGGCGGCTTTCCGGCTGGATCGTCCAGTCACCGGAGAAGTTCGACGCGCCCAGCCATCTGGCAGAGTTCGGCCTGGACCGTCCGCCCATGTCGTGGCAGTATGTGGAGATCCCGGACGCGGCGGAGGAATAGAAAATGTTTGTTATCATGGACGAAATAAGCCCATGGCCGCCTGTGAACTGTAACGACTGCCGGAACGTGAGTTGCACGGAGGCGGAGCAGGAAAAGGCCATGGGGAAACCACCGCATATTTGCCGGGAATACAAAAAGCGGGTTTTTCACGGCACGAACAAGCGCGGCTTTCATAGCTGCCTGCACCCCTGCGTCGATTGCATAAAAGACCGCTTCCGAAAGTTTGAAAGCCGGGGGAAAAAGCGGGAACGCATGATCAAGAACGGAGCGGAGAAGTGAAAGCAGAAAAGCCACCGGCAAGCCCACAATGTACGGACTGCCAACTCTGGAAATATGGCGCTGTGTCCTGCGCCCGCTTTAATCTGCGCTATGCGCTGAATGAAATGTTAAAAGAACTCCCGTTCTTTTGCAGAACGGCGGAGGGAAAAATTGTTTGCCCGCATAAGGAGGCAAAGAAATAACATGGCCATAAACGTTTCCGACCTGCCGCCGAAATACCAGGCGCAGGCCATGAAAAAGTACATGGAGCAGCAACAGCGGCGGGGGCCAGCACCTCCCGCCGCGCCGCCGCAGGATCCGGCAAAGGGTACGAAATACCACAACACCCCCACCGAGCGGGTGACAGCCTCCGGGGCCGTCCTGCATTTCGACAGCCAGAAAGAAGCCCGCAGGTTCGACGTTCTGGTTGCCCGCCAGGCAAGGGGGCAGATCCGCGATCTGCGCCTCCAGGTGGATTTCACCCTGCAGGAAGCGTTTACCGACACGGAGGGAAAGCGGGTGCGGGCTATCCGCTACAAGGCGGATTTTACATACTACCAGCCGCCAAACAGGCAGCTATACGGAAGTCATGCGCCATACTACGCAGAACAAAGCGGGGTGCCCTGGGAGTTCGTCGTGGAGGACGTAAAGAGCAAGGCCACCAGAACGGCCAAGTATGCCATGAAAAAGAAAATGCTAAAGGACCGTTTTGGGTACGACATTACCGAGGTGTGAGAATGAGCAAAAAGACAACGGACAAAACCCTGGGCCGTGAGGCTGTCAAGGAATACCTGCAGCAGTACCACACGGCTGTGGGGAAAAAGCGGATCCTGGAGGAGCGCCACCGCGTCCTTTCCAGCGAACTGCGGGCGCCCAGTACGGGGTCCGCGTTCAGGTTGACGCCGCCGACCAAGCCGACAAAGACGGACGGATCCGTGTCCGTTGTCTTTCGGATCTCCGAAGTGGAGGACAGGATCGAGGAGCAGCGGGAGGAAATGGCCAAGGCCGTCCTGAACGTTATGGACTTGATCGACGTATTACCGGCCAACTCCACAGAGCGCACCGTGGTGGAAATGCGGCACATAGATTGTCGGGGCTGGGATAAGATCGCAGAGGCCCTTTACATGAGCCGGTCCAATGTGTTCAACTACTACAACGCCGCCCTGGATAAAATCCTGGAGAACAAGCGCAACCGGAAACTGCTGGAGGAATACATGGCCCGGAAGCAACAGCGGGCGGGGCCGCACGGGCGGAATAATCGCCCCTGAAAAGTTTGGACGCTTTTGGACTATTGACCGTGCTATACTGATAGCATGGAAAGCAGCGCAGGGGTGAAACCCTGAAACGAATACCGAGAACCACCAGCCGAAAGGCCGGTGGTTCTTTGCTTTCCACACCATGGCCGGGGAGTGTACCGCGGGGGCTTTCCTCCTTTCACCCTGCGCCGCTGCGGCGTGTGCATACGCGGCGGCCCGGCCTAACCCTCCCGCCCTGGGTGCCTTTGCCGAGGGGCACCCAGGGCACCCGTTAAGGACCCCGCACCCCCCTGTGTAGGTACTCCCCAGCAGGAAAAGCCGTGCGGGGCAAGGAAAGCCCGACGTTTTACCCTGTGAAAACAGAAAAAAATCCGGCGGTTACGTTACGGTTTTTGAAATGCCGGGAAAGTTATACCCCCCTACGGGGGTATAAGCCGAAAAAGGAGCGGCGAAAAAAACGAAATCGACCAAAACCGGAAAAGCGAAACCGGCGGGGCACCCTGCCGGAGCAAAAAGGAGGTGGCGCCGGTGGCGGAAAAGAAGCAGACCGGCGGCACCGGAAAGCGGGCAAAGAGCGAAAAGCCGGCGGTGCTGTCCGGCACGGTGCCGGAGTGGTCCAGCACCACGGTGATCTCCCAGCTGCTGGGGAAAACGGTCCGCCGTGTGCAACAGCTGACCCAGGAGGGCGTCCTGGAAACAGAGATCCCGCCCGGCGGCGGTGCCCGCAAATATAGAACCTGCGCCACGGTCCAGCGTTATGTGGCATACGTCGAGGCGAAAGCCCAGGAAACCGGCGAAAACAGCCGGGCGGCGGAGTTGACGCTGAAAAAGCTGGAGGCGGAGGTTGAACTGAAAGAAAGCCAAGGCCAGCTGCACCGCCTGAAAACGGCGATTGCAGAGGGGCGTTACCTGGCGGCGGATCACGCCACCGAGGAACTAACCGAGTTCATGGCCAGCTTTAAGAAATTCGCCATGAATATACCCCCGCGCATGGCGGGAACCATGTCCGGCTATGCGGACGCGGTGGCGATCCGCGCCATGGAAAAGGCCATGCGGAAAGAGTTGGAAAGCCTGCTGGCCGCGTTCTCTGATGGTGCGATCATGGAGGAGCGGGAGGACGCGGCGCCATGAGGAAGTACAAGCAGGAACCCTATACCGTGCCGCCGTGGATCTATAACGCCATTCAAGTGCTGCGCCCTGTGGAACGCCTGACGGTTTCGGAGTGGGCGGCTAAATACCGCGTATTGCCGGACGGAAACGCGATCCCAGGCCCATGGAGCAACAGCGTGACCCCGTACCTGGTGGAGATCATGGACGCCTTTTCCGACGACATGGTGGAGGAAATCGTGTTCGTGAAGCCCACCCAGGTGGGCGGCACGTCTGCCATGGAGAATATGCTGGGAAGCCTGATCGCGCAGGATCCGGCCCCGGCCATGGTGGTTTACCCGTCGGACGACCTGGCGGAGCGCACCACGGAAAGCAAACTGGAGCCAATGGTGAAAAGCTGCAAGGTTCTGGCTGACAAGTGGCGGAAGAACGACAGCAAGAAACTGGCGCTAAAGTTTTCCGACATGACCGTGTACCTGACGGGAGCGAACAGCCCGGCGGATCTGGCCAGTACGAATATACGTTACCTGTTTCTGGACGAAGTGGACAAGTTTCCGGGCGCGTCCAAGAAAGAGGCCGACCCCGTTTCCCTGGCGCGAGAGCGTACAAAAACCTTTTTCAACCGCAAAATCTTTATGGCCTCCACCCCCACCCTGAAAACGGGCCATATCTGGAAAGCCAAAGAGGCGGCGGAGGCTGAAAAGCATTACTTTGTCCCGTGCCCGCATTGTGGGCAGTATATAGAACTGAAATTCGGCTGCCTGAAATGGCCCAGCAAGGACGACGTACCGGAAAACACCGACCGGGCGGAAATGGCCGTGTATGTGTGCCAAGCCTGCGGGGCCGTGATTACGGATCAGGACAAGGGGAAAATGCTACGGGCTGGCCGCTGGCAGGCTGTGAAGCAACGGACGAAGAACCCCAAAAGCGTGGCCTTTTGGCTGAACACCCTGTATTCCCCGTTCACCCGTTTTTCCGATATTGCGCGGGAGTTCATGCGGAGCAAAGACGACCCGGAACTGCTGCACAACTTCACCAACAGCTGGCTGGCGGAGCCGTGGGAGGACACGAAGCTGAAAACCAACGCGGAGTTGGTCATGGAGCGGCAGACGGAAACGCCGGAGTGGACGCTGCCGCCCTGGACGAAGCTAATTACCGGCGGGATCGACGTACAGGAAAATTGTCTGTACTGGACAATCCGCGCATGGGGCGACTACATGACCAGCCAGAACGTGGCCCACGGGCAGGCGCTTTCCATGGCAGAGGTGGAAAAGGCCATGAACGTGGAGTTTTCCCTGCCGAACGGCGACACGGCCATGGTCAACCTGGCCCTGATGGACAGCGGCGACCAGACCGACGAAGTTTACGAGTTTTGCGCCATCAATTCAGACTGGGTGCTGCCCTGTAAGGGCACCAGCACCATGCTGTCCCATTACCGCCTTTCCGTGGTCAATAAGGCCGGCAGCAAGGCCAACGGCATGACCTTGGTTCTGGTGGACGGCGGCAAGTATAAAGACCAGATCGCGGCCCGTATGCGGAAGCCGAACGGGACAGGTTCCTGGCAGGTTTACAAGGACTGCGACATGGAATACGCCGAACAGGTAACAGCGGAACACAAGGTAACCGAGCGATCCGGCGGAAAAGAGGTTCAAAAATGGGTGCTGAAATCCTCCCACGCTGACAACCATTACCTGGACTGTGAGGTATACGCCGCAGCGGCGGCGGACGTTATGGGCGTCCGTTCCCTGTACCTGAAAAACATGGAGGGGCAGGCGGCAACGCCGGAGCCGCGGAAGCCGGCCAAGCAGGAACCGCAACAAACCCAGGAAGAAAACTGGATCAATCAAAATGACACATGGATCTGACAGGAGGCCACCAAATGAGTACAAACACAAAAGCGGCTGAAATGCTGGAGCAGGTAAACAGCGCCATTTCCGCCGTTCTGGCCGGCGGCCAGTCATACAAGATCGGCAGCCGATCCCTGACGCGGGC